CAGCTGCAAAAGCAGCAAGAATGAGCAAGTCTCAGATAAGGTCCGCAGTAAGACGAAAAAGAAAAGTAAGACAGGGAGTAGGCGGAAAGCCAACCAATGTAAAAACTTTTTCAAGACGTAGACGCACAGGGAGAAAACGTGGCTAGAAAAAGAACAACAAGAAAAAAAGATTCTAGATTAAAAAGAGCAGGCGTACGAGGATTCAACAAACCAAAGCGTACGCCTGGACACAAAACTAAGTCACACATTGTTGTGGCAAAAGTTGGAAGTAGAATCAAAACAATTCGTTTTGGACAAAAAGGAGCCAAAACGGCGGGTAAACCCAAGGCTGGCGAATCCCGTAGAATGAAAATGAAGCGTAAGTCATTCAAAGCAAGGCACGCAAGAAATATAGCAAAAGGTAAGATGTCAGCCGCTTACTGGGCAAACAAGGTAAAATGGTAAAGAAAATTAAAGAAATAGCTTTAAAAGTTTGGAATATAATAAATGGCAAAGATGCAGATATGGACGGAGACGTTGATATTCATGACGCAATGTTAAAAGCTAAACGAAAAGCAAAGAAAAAACAGGAGAAGTAAATGAGATTACTTGGTTCAGAAGCCGCATGTGGTACAACCGCAGGTGCGTCTAGCAACTTCGGTGAAGCCGATGATGTGAGATTAGTTAATACTGGAAGTACTAATAGATTAGTTAGTATAACAGATTCATCTAATAACGTAGTAGCTACTTTTACTCTTATAGCGGGAGAAGTAACATTCGTTCGTAAAAAGAGAGAAGAAAAAATATTTGCAGCACATGCCGAAGTATTAGCTGTAGGTGTGGTAACGCCATAATGAAAGATAGTGTCTGGCTAGATGATGTGGCAGAAACTTGCACAATCACTCTTAATGTTTTGCAAAAGAAAGCAGAACAAAGAGGTAAGTTATCGCACGCAGATCAAACCATGACTGATTTATGTCTAGGTTACTTATACTTATTAAGTATATGTGATAAAAATTTACTATTTGAAGATGATAGTATACTAGGCTTAACAGAAATTATTAAACAAAAAACAACAATTCACTAATATGCTAGACGTAAGTAGAACAGATATTATAAGTTCTGAACTAATGGAATTTACACCGTCAGACAGATTTATCAAACTACCTATATCTGAATATATGAATTTGTTAGGCATAGAGCCTAACTCATCACAGACTGCACTTATAAACGCAGTCAATAACCCAAAGTATAGATTCGTGTGTGCCGCCATTTCTAGGCGACAGGGCAAAACTTATATCACAAATGTAATTGGACAGCTTGTGTCTCTCGTGCCGGGCTCTAACATATTAATTATGTCACCGAACTACTCTTTATCGCAAATCTCTTTTGATTTACAAAGACAGCTTATTAAGCACTTTGATTTGGAGGTGGTAAGAGATAATGCAAAAGATAAAGTTATAGAACTATCTAATGGTTCTACTATAAGAATGGGTTCGGTTAATCAAGTAGACTCTGCCGTAGGTAGGTCTTATGATTTAATCATCTTTGACGAGGCAGCATTAGCAGATGGAAAAGATGCTTTTAATGTAGCACTACGTCCTACTCTAGATAAAGAAAACAGTAAAGCTGTATTTATTTCAACGCCAAGGGGAAGAAATAATTGGTTTGCTGAGTTTTGGCATAGAGGATTCAGTGAAGAATTTCAGGACTGGGCATCAATAAAAGCAACTTATCACGAAAACCCAAGGTTTAGTGAACAAGACATAGTTGAAGCTAAAAAAGCAATGTCTCAAGCAGAGTTTGCTCAAGAGTATCTTGCTGACTTTAACACATACGAAGGACAAGTCTGGAACTTTAACTTTGAAGAATGTGTTGCAGACCTAAGTCAGTTAGATACTAGCAAAATGGATGTGTTTGCGGGGCTAGACGTAGGATACAAAGACCCAACAGCTTTATGTGTTATAGCATATGATTGGGACGAACAAAAATATTATCTAGTAGATGAATACATGGACGCTGAAAAAACTACTGAACAGCACGCAGTAGAAATACGCAGAATGATAGATAAATATAATATTGACTGGATTTATATTGATTCAGCAGCGCAGCAAACTAGATTTGACCTAGCGCAAAATTATGATATATCTACTATTAATGCGAAAAAATCAGTTCTAGATGGAATAGGACACGCAGCAGGAATTATCGACAATGACCTTCTCATAATAGACCAAAGATGTCAACAATCATTATCAGCAGTTGACCAATACCAGTGGGACCCCAACCCTAACTTAATCAAAGAAAAACCTAAACACAATATGGCATCTCACATGTCAGATGCTTTACGTTATGCACTTTACACATTTGAGACATCAGCACATACTTTTTAACTATGACCTACCAAAAAATAAATGTTGACAAAAAGGTGAATTTTTGGTATAATTTTAACTAATAGGAATTTATGGATTTAAAAAGAGATTTAGTCAAGTACGTTAGGGATAAAGCCAAATCAGGATATAAGAAAGACACCCAGTGCTTTATTTGTGGAGAAACAGATAATTTAGAGTTTCACCACTTCTTCGGAATGACTGAGCTATTACACAAATGGTTGAAGAGTAACAAAATTACGATTACCTCAGCCGATGAAATAATGAATCTACGGGAACAATTTATTGAGGAACACCTCACCGAAGTTTATGACGAAGCTGCAACACTATGTAAAACCCATCACATAAGACTGCATAGCATTTATGGAAAAAGACCAAAACTAGAATCAGCAATGAAACAAAAACGATGGGTAAAGATACAGAGAGACAAATATGGCATGGTATGATAGATTTTTAGGTATAGAAAGAGAAGAGAAGTTAAATCCTGCTCAATCTTTTATTGGCTTAGAAGAAGGACTATCAATAGATACTCGTGAGAAGAAAGATAATTATCGCTCAGCTTACGAAGAACTAGAAGTAGTAAACAGAGCTGTCAACATGATTGTTGATGATAGTGCTGATATACCTTTTGAGGTTGGAGAAAAAATTAATGGGTTAACGCCTATGGTTCAAAATGTTCGTAGAAGTCGTGTAGATTTATTACTAAATAAAGAACCAAACCCTTTTCAGGACATCAATACTTTTAAGAGAAATCTTATTATTGATTTACTGATTGATGGAAACATCTTTATATATTATGATGGTGCCCATCTCTATCATTTACCTGCGAATAACGTTACTATAGAATCTGATACAAAGACCTATATTAACAAGTATGTATATGATGGTCATATAGACTACACCCCTTATGAAATAATACATATTAAGGAAAACTCATTCAAATCAATATACAGGGGTGTACCTAGATTGAAACCAGCTTACAGAACTATGTATTTAATGGATAGTATGAGAAAGTTTCAAGATAACTTCTTCAAAAATGGAGCAGTTCCAGGATTAGTACTAAAGAGTCCTAATACTCTTTCTGACAGAATTAAAGAAAGAATGTTACAGGCTTGGAGTACAAGATACAATCCTAAAAACGGAGGAAAAAGACCTCTTATATTAGATGGTGGTTTAGAAGTAGATAGTCTAACTAAAGTAAACTTTAAAGAACTAGACTTTCAACCTTCAATCGCTGCTAATGAAAAAATAATTTTAGAAGCAATGGGTGTACCACCAATTTTATTAGACGGTGGAAACAATGCAAATATTAGACCTAACCATAGATTGTATTACTTAGAAACTATACTACCTATTGTTAGAAAATTTGGTTATGCTTGTGAAAGGTTTTTTGGATTTAAACTTGTTGAAGATGTACATGGAGTTCCAGCACTACAACCAGAACTTAGAGACCAAGCAGCATACTATGCTACTTTAGTAAACACAGGTATTATGACACCTAACGAGGTCAGAGACGCAATGAACATGGAACCAATTGAGGGACATGATGAATTGAGAGTACCAGCAAATATAGCAGGTAGCGCAACTAACCCAGAGGAAGGTGGTAGACCACCTGAAGAAACAGAGGAAGAAAACAATGAATAGACCACAAGTACTAAAAGTATTAATGGAATACTTCGATAAGAAAGGAAAAATTCTTTCTATTGATGAGTATAAAGCAGCTGATGACGCTCCAATGCGTTTTATGGTTGCAAAAAGAGCTTTTGGCTCATGGGCAAGAATGGAACAAATGGCAAAAACTGCAGGTTGGGAAGATACCCCAGTAGTGCCTAAACCAGCACCCAAACCAAAGGCCAAGCCAGCTCCTAAAAAAGCTGTAAAGAAAGGTAAGTAGTTATGTCAGATAAAATTTTTCATTGGTCATCAACATTTAAAACACTAGGCGAAGATGATGATGGAAGTGTGAATATCAAAGGATATGCTAGCACTAACGCATCAGATAGAGCGGGTGATTGTATTGACCATGACGCATGGACTAAAAATGGTGGATTGGAAAACTTTAAAGGTAATCCAATAATTCTTTTTAACCATGACTATAACAGACCAATAGGTCGTGCTACTTCATTAGAAGTAAACGACAAAGGCCTCGAACTTGGAGCTAGAATTTCTAAGTCCGCAGGTGAAGTAAAAGATCTTATAAAAGATGGCGTACTTGGAGCATTTTCCGTGGGTTTCCGAGTCAAGGACGCAGATTATCTAAAGGAAACTGACGGGTATCAAATAAAGGATGCTGAGCTATTCGAAGTGTCAGTTGTAAGTGTACCTTGCAACCAGACAGCAATGTTTTCGATTGCGAAATCATTCGATTCTCAATCAGAATACGATGAATGGAAAGCTGAATTTACTAATGACGTAAAACAGGCTCATGAGATGGAAGCAGTAAAAACTGACGAAATTGATGCGCCACAAGCCGTGGGTAAAACCACTCAACAGGAGAGACATATGTCTACAGAAAAAACTACTCCAGATGCTGAGTTAGACTTAAAAGCGTTCGCGGAAGAGGTGGCAAAATCAACTGCTGCTAAAATCGCAATGCAACAAGCAGAACAAAAAGCAAAAGAGTTAAGCGAAGCCGAAGAAAAGCAAGCTGTACAAGATGCAGAAGTTGCTGAAAAAGAAGCTGAGCAAGAAAAAGTTAAAACAATAGTGACTGCTGGTCTATCAGGAGCTGAACAGCTCGTAAATGACGTTGAAAAACGCGTTTCTGAAAGACAAGGAGACTTAGAATCTGTTGTTAATGAACTTAAAACTGAACTATCCGACAAGAAAGATGAGATTAACGCTATGCGTGAGTCTAAAAGACATTTTGGCGATAGACAAAACAGCGACTGGCAGAAAGCCTTCCAAAGCGACATTGATGACGCTTGGGTTATGGGTCTTGCTACTGGTAAAGGCTGGAATACTAAACTTGGTCAAGAGACTATGGAAAAAGTTAATGCCCATTCAGGTGTTGGCGTTTCATCAGCTGATTTTGAACAAACAGTATCAACAAATATCGAAAGAGATATTCAACTAGAATTAGTATTGGCTCCTCTATTTAGAGAAATCCCAATGCAATCAGCAACTCAAATCATTCCTATCTTACCAGATGCTGGATATGCAGAATTTACTACTAACCAAGTAGCTACTGGATCTTCACCACATGGTAACTTAGAGGAAAGAGGCGACACATATGGTTCTCCATATGCTGGTGTTGATTTAACAGAAAGAACTCTTTCAACGAAAAAACTTATTTCACAATCTTACTTAGGTAATGAAACTGAAGAAGACGCAATTCTACCGATACTTCCTTTAATTAGAGAGTCTATCGTTAGATCACACGCAAGAGGTATTGAGAATGCTATCTTAGTAGGTGACCATGCTGATGGTGTATATGGTACATCACAAGCAGCTTTTGACGGCTTAATCGCTATCGCTGCAGCAGCTGACTCATCTGGTTCGCATTTAACTCAATCAGCAACTGCATTCGCATCTGAATCTTTAACAGCAGCTACATTGTTAAATGCTAGAAAGAAAATGGGTAAATATGGTATTAACCCATCAGACGTGATTTACATTGTTAACTCAACAGAGTACTTCAACTTGCTATCCGATGCTGAATTCCAAGATGTCAACTTAGTTGGCAACATGGCAACTAAGCTTAACGGTGAAATTGGTGAAGTCTTCGGTTCTAAAGTAATCGTTTGTGACGAGTTCGCTACACCAGCGGTCTCTAAGTTCTATGGCTGTGCAGTGTACGCTAAGAACTATGTAATGCCAAGATTAAGAGGCGTTACTATTGAGTCTGACTACGAAGTAGCAAACCAAAGAAGAGTTCTAGTTGCATCGCAAAGACTCGGGTTTACCGATATGATTGCAAACGCGACTTCAGTTCACGCTTTACAATACAAAGCTAGTTAATAGCTTACTTATCTTGTGGGAGCTAGTCTCCCACAAGACTTTTTTATAATATTATGGCAGATTTAGTTACATTACAACAATACAAAGACTTCGCAGGACTGCAAGGCGTTCAAAATGACGCCCGTCTTAATACAGTTATTGATAATGTTAGCCAACTCGTAAAAACATATTGTGGTACTACTATAATAGATTACGCGTCAACTGATAAAACAGAATACTTTAATATAAGTGATAACCATGTTGATAGAATTATATTAGCAGAATCACCCCTTATATCAGTATCACAAGTACAAGAAAGACAAGACCAAGCAGGTGCATATGTTACACTAATTACAGAAAACTCTGACAGTAGTGGTAAATATGAATACATCATAGACATGGATTCTGATAGTATTGTACGAACAACAGCTACAGGAACAAAATCATTTCCTAGAGGAATGAAAGCTGTAAAGGTTGTATATAGAGCAGGATATAGCAGTACTCCTGAAGATTTAAAACTTGCAGTATTTGATTTAATTAAGTACTACATGAAAGATGAAAGAAAAGAAAGAA